ATGCCTGACATGATCCAGAGCTATCTGGCCGATATCGCACGCCGCGGCGGCAAACAGCCGGCAGGCTGGCGGGATGACCCGAGCCCCATGCAAATCGCCAAGTTGAGCGATGCCGCACGCAAAGCGGCGCGGAAATAGCACAAAGGCAACATCGCTCACCGGCGGGATACCGGGATCGGGGCGGATCAGTTGCCGAAAACTGACAATACCGGGCGGGAAGCCCATCAATCTCCACAACAGACGGGAAGTCGAACATGGCGCTCACTGCAAAGCAGGAGTGCTTCGTTGAGGAATATCTCATCGACCTGAACGCCACGCAGGCGGCCGTCAGGGCGGGTTACAGTGCTAAAACCGCACATTCGGTCGGGCACGAAAACCTGAGAAAACCTGAAATCGCGCAAGCGATCCAAGAGGCCCAGGCGAAGCGCTCAGAGAAGACAGGAATTACCCAGGAGCGGGTGCTGCTGGAACTGGCGCGGATCGGGTTTGCCGACATCCGCAAGACCGTTGCCTGGGGGCGCAGTCCGATTGACACGGAGGCGGAGGAAGCGGATCCGAACGGCCTTGGGGTTTACCCGGTGGAGCTGAAGCCAAGCAGCGAGGTTGACGACGGTACCGCCGCGGCCATTTCGGAGGTGTCGCTGACTGCCCAGGGCGTGAAGCTGAAGATGCACGACAAGCTCAGCGCGCTGGACAAGATCGCCCGCCACCTTGGCATGCTGAATGGATCCGGGGCAGGGGAAGACGATGCCCCCGCGCTGAACATCAACATCAAAACAGCCGCTCCGGTCGGTGACGTCCGTGTCACACGATCTGACAGTTAGCGCGCCGCAGGGGATCTTTCTCTCCGGGCTGAATACCAAGTTCCGCGCTTATGTCGGCGGGTTCGGATCGGGCAAAACCTATGTCGGCTGCCTGGATCTCGGCCTCTTCGCTGGCAGGCATCCGAAGACGGTTCAGGGCTACTTCGCACCGACCTACCGGGACATCAGGGATACCTTCTGGCCGACCATGGACGAGGCCGCGTTCACGCTTGGGTTCTCCACCAGGATCAAAACGAGCGACAAGGAGGTCGAACTCTACCGCGGCCGGGCATATTACGGCACCACCATCTGCCGGTCGATGGATGATCCTGGGGGCATCGTCGGGTTTAAGATCGCCCGCGCGCTGGTGGATGAGATCGATATCCTCTCCAAGGATAAGGCTCAGGCCGCTTGGCGCAAAATCATCGCCCGGATGCGCCTGGTCATTCCCGGCGTGGTCAATGGTATTGGTGTAACGACGACACCTGAGGGCTTCCGCTTTGTCTACGACAGCTTCAAGCGGGATCCGAAGAGCAATTATTCCATGGTGCAGGCCAGCACCCACGAAAATGCGGATTTCCTGCCGCCGGACTACATATCAACCCTGCTGGAAGACTATCCTGAGGAGCTGATCAAAGCCTATCTGATGGGCGACTTCGTCAACCTGACGAGCGGCACGGTCTACCGCAGTTATGACCGGCAGCGGCACCAGTCGACGGAGAACATCCAGCCGCGGGAGCCGCTGCATATCGGGCAGGACTTCAATGTGGGCAACATGGCGTCGGTGATCTTCGTTCAGCGCGGCGACAACTGGCACGCGGTTGATGAGCTGCAGGGGCTGCAGGACACGCCGCACCTGATCCAGGTTCTCACTGATCGGTACGAGGGCCATCACATCACGGTTTACCCCGATGCTAGCGGCGGCAGCCGGAAAACGGTGAACGCCAGCACGTCGGATATCGAGCTGCTGCGGCAGGCCGGGTTCTCCATCCGGGCGCCGGAAGCCAACCCGCCGGTGAAAGACCGGATCCTTGCGGTCAACACGGCCTTCGAGAAAGGTCGGCTGTTTGTGAACGCGCTGCGCTGCAAGGCCTATGCCGAAGCGCTGGAGCAGCAGGCTTACGACAACAATGGCGAGCCCGACAAATCCGGCGGGCATGACCACCACCCGGATGCGGGCGGCTATTTCGTCCATCAAAGAATGCCGGTTGTGAAACCAACCTTCAAAGTGCAGGAGCTCAGGCTTTGACCGATACCGTTGCCCAACGCACAGAGGCTGTCTCAGCGATGGTCCAGGCAGCTGCCAAAGGCCGTGCTCTGATGGGCGGCACGGATGCCATGCGATCGAAGGGCGAGACCTACCTTCCTAAGTTCCCAAGCGAGAGTGACGAGGCCTACAAGGCGCGCAAGAACAGCACCTTCCTGTTCAACGGCTACAAGAAGACCGTGCGGGACATGACCGGCAAAGTGTTCGACAAGCCGGTGGAACTGACAGAAGGCGCGCCGGAGAAGCTCAAGGCCTGGTGCGAAAATGCGGACTTGCAGGGCCGCGATCTGAGTGCTTTCGCCAAGGATGTTTTCAAGAAGGGGTATGATGCCGGTATCAGCTACATCATGGTCGATGCCCCGCGCCGCGAAGGCGAGGTAACACAGGCCCAGGCGGAGCGGCAAAACCTGCGGCCCTACCTGGTCCACCTGACCGTCGAAGATGTTCTGGGCTGGAAGACGGCAGTCATCGGCAACGTGACCGTGCTGTCCCAGCTGCGGATCATGGAAACGGTGCAGAAGGACGACCCGGAAGACGAATTCAAGAGTGTCTCTCTGCAGCAGGTACGGGTGCTGGACCGCGCGCCCGATGGCGTCACCGTCCGCCTTTTCCGGCAGAACGAGAAAAAAGAATGGGCGGAGGCCGAAAGATACAAAAGCGCCGCCAAAGAGATCACGGTCATTCCTTTCTACGCCGAGCGCACCGGCTTCTTCATTGGAGAGCCGGTGCTGGAAGATCTGGCCGATGTGAATATCGCGCATTGGCAGAGCCAGAGCGATCAGCGGAACATCCTGCACTCTGCCCGGGTTCCGATCCTGTTTGCCGCAGGCCGGGATGATGAGGCGCCGCTGGTCATCAGTGCCGGCAGCGCCACCACATCCCGTAACCCCAACGCAAAGCTTGAGTGGGTTGAGCACAGCGGCGCGGCCATCGAGTCCGGACGCCAGGATCTTAAAGACCTCGAATTCCAGATGGAGGCCCTCGGTCTGCAGCTCCTCGTCGCCCGGGCGCAGTCGGCCACCGGTGAGGCGCTGGATGCAGCCAAGGAAACCAGCCAGCTCTCCATGATGGCGGACAGCCTGAAGGATGCCCTGGAGCAGGCCATGGTCTGGATGGGCTTCTACGGCGGGCTTGGCGATACCGGCGCCGCGGTCAGCGTGAACAAGGATTTCGGGGTTTCCTTGCTGACAGCGCAGGAGCTCACGGCGATGATTGCAGCAGTGAACAACGGTCACATGTCGCGGGAGACCTTCCTTGAGGAAATGAAGCGCCGCGGATTTGTGCGCGCTGACCTGGATACCGAGGCAGAGCTCGACCGGTTGTCCGAAACCGCGCCGGACCTGCAAGGCAGCAAGCTGAGCCTGGGCGATGCCACCTGACGGCGGCGGGATTAACACGCGGATCCTGGACCTGATCACGGACCGGGCGCTGGATCTGCAACGCTTCACCGCAGGCCAGCGCCGGGACGCAGCCCGGTTCCTGAAAGAGCTGGAAGCAGAGATCGCAGCGCAGCTGGCCAGGATCGACCCCACCGGGGTTGCGCGCGCCAGCTACCGGGCAAAGCGTCTGGCAGCGCTGCTGAAGCAGGTCAGGGAGACGATCCGGGCCGGATACCGGTCCCACGGCGCGGAGCTGATCGGGGAGTTGCGGGAGCTGGCTGAACTGGAGGCGGCTTTTGCCGCGTCTTCAGTCAACACTGCGGCCGGGGTGCACCTCATGACGGATGGAATGACCCGCGGCCAGCTGTCGGCGCTCCTGAACGGGGTTCTGGTGCAGGGGGCGCCGGTGACGGAATGGTGGGAGCGCCAGGCGGGCGATACGCTGCAGCGCTTCACTGATCAGATGCGCCTTGGCTTGGCGCAGGGCGAAACCATCGGCCAGCTGATCCGCCGTGTCCGCGGCGGCACTCTAAACGGGGAGCCGGTGCGCGGGCTGATGGCGACCAGCCGCCATCACGCGGAAACCCTGGTGCGCTCGGCAACGCAGGCCGTCTCACAACGGGCCCGGCAGGCAACTTATGAGGCCAACGCGGAGGTTCTCAAGGGCGTCATGTGGGCCAGCACGCTGGATCTGCGGACTACACTGGGATGCGCGGTGCGGGACAAGAAGCTGTATTCGCTGCCAGACCGCAAACCGATCAATCACGATCTGCCCTGGGATAACGGACCGGGGCAGCGCCATTGGGGCTGCCGCAGCACGTCGGCACCGGTGGTGAAGAGCTGGCAGGAACTGGGCTTCGGCATCGGTGAGCTGCCAGAAGGCACGCGGGCGGCGATGGACGGCCAGGTGCCGGCGGATACCTCTTTCGAGGCCTGGCTCAGCAAGAAATCCAAGGCAGCCCAGGATGAGGCACTTGGGCCTGGCCGCGCAGACCTCTGGCGTGCTGGCCGGATTTCCTTCCGTGATCTGGTTGACGGCCGGGGGCGGGAACTGACGCTCGAGCAGCTGCGCGGGCGTATTTGACCGGGGCGGGAGGCCCCACCAACCTAGCGGGAAGCTAAACCATGACATTGAAAGCAGTACTGGACACGCTCGAGGGCGTGAACGAAGCCTTGCAGCCCTTTTACGCGGAGAAGGACGGGAAGTTCATTCTACAAGTGGAGGGCATGCAGCACGACGCAGACGTGAACGGCCTGAAATCGGCCCTGGTGAAAGAGCGCGAAAACGCCGGCAAATACGCCAAGCTGGGGACGCCGGAAGAAATTGCGGAGAAATTCGCGGGCCATGACGAGGCCCTGAAAGAGGCGTCGCGCGGCAACGACAAGACCGAGCAATTCCAGGCCAAGATCAAGCAGATGGAAGAGGCTCACGCGAGCGAGCTGACCGAGCGCGATCTGAAATTCAGCAAACTGCAGAGCGGCATCGCGATCTCCGAGCTGAAGGCTGAATTGGCCAAGGCCGGTGTCATCCCCGACGGCATCGACATGGTGGCCGGGTACTCTGCCGCGCGGATCAAGTTCCATGACGATGGCTCGCCGAAAATCATGACGAAAGACGGCTCCAGCCCGATGATCGGGAATGGCGCCGATGGCGGGGCGACCCTCGCCGACCTGGCCAAAGAGCTGGCTGAAGCAAACCCCTACCTCGTCGCCGACGAAGGCAAGGGCGGCGGCGGGAAGCCTCCGGAAAGCGCGGGCGGGAAGCCTGCTCATGACAACCCATTGGCGGCAAAGGTTCCGGGTTTCGCGGACCTGCCCGAAAAGTAAAGGAGAGCAGCTATGTCGCTGTCGCACATGCAGGTATTCAATGACTACATCATGCCTGCCACCATCATTTCGCTTGATCAGATGATCGGCAAATTCAACGCGGGTTCGGCGGGAACCATCATCCTCTCCAGCGAGGGCATGACGGGCGACTTTCTGCGTGAAACCTTCTTCGCCTCGCTGGCGGCCGCCCAACGGCGCGTTGACCGCAGGGCTGCAAACGGCGCCGCAGCCGCGACCGATCTGACCGAGCTGACTGGTTCCAAAGTGAAGATCGCCGGGGGCTTTGGCCCGGTCCGCTACGAGCCCTCGCAGATGACCTGGCTGCAGCGCCCGACCCAGCAGGGCGTTACGGCGGCCTCTACGGCTTTTGCAGAGCTGCTGCTGCAGGATCAGCTGAACACCGCAATTGCGGGACTGGTGGCGGCTCTCGAAAACAACGTCAATGTTGTGAATGACATCTCCGGTGCGGCTGGCATGACCTATGGCGCGATCAATTCTGCGCACGCCAAGTTCGGCGACGCCTCCGGCCAGATCGCCGCGGACGTCATGACCGGCACCGTTGCCCACAAGCTGATCGGCGACAACCTGGCCAACGGTGAGCGCCTGTTCCAGGCTGGCAATGTCAATGTGATCGACATCCTCGGCAAGGCCGTCATCATCACCGATGCACCGGCACTGTATGAGGCTGGCTCGCCGAACAAATCGAAGGTGCTGGGCCTTGTTCCGGGCGCCGCGACGGTCGGCAACACCTCGGACATCATCACCAACGTTGAAACCTCGAACGGCAAAGAGCGGATCGAAACCACTTTCCAGGCGGATTACTCGTTCTCGCTCGGCTTGAAGGGCTACGGCTGGGATGAGGCCAATGGCGGCGCATCGCCCTCCGATGCGGAGATTGCCACCGGCTCGAACTGGGACAAGGTGGCCGAGTTCGACAAGATGACCGCGGGCGTGCTCGCTGTCGCCGACGCTGACGCGTGAGCCAGCGGGGCGGGGCCTTGGCCTCGCCCGCAATTCGAGGTGAGAGCATGAGCCGAATTCAAAACACTGGCCGCAGGTTCGCCGCGGTAACTCCCTCTGACAGCAGCAACCTGCCAGGCGGCGCTGCGGATTGCTTCTGGATCGGCGTTGCCGGTGACGTGGAGCTGCGCAGTGAGGACGGCGCAAGCACCGTGTTCAAGGACGTTCAGGGGCTGCTTCCCTGCGGCTCCTTGCGAGTCCTCGCCGCCAAGACCACCGCGACGGATATTGTCGCCATTTACGGAGCACCCTGATGAAGATCGCATACGAGAAACACCCCGTGTCCAAGGAGCGCAAGGTCGAGTTGCGCGGCCAGGGCTTCAAGATCATTGACGCCCGGTTCGACCCGGATCGGAAAGACGGGGTGGCAGAGCAAGAGCCTCAGTCGCGCGAAGAGATCGCCAAGCTGCCGAAACCTGCGGTGGTGAAATGGCTGAAGGCGCGCGGCGTGGAAAAGCCCGAGGGCAGTGTGGCCGAGCTGCGCGACCAGCTGGCTGAACTGATGTTCCCGAATGCTTGACGGGCACTTCCTTTCCACGGTTGAGGTGGAAGTTTTTCGGATGCTCTGCGGTGATCGGATTGCCGCAGGCTCCTCGCGGGCAGTGTATCAATGCGCCTATGACGACGGTCTCGTGGTGAAGATTGAGAACGGCGCGCAATCCTTTCAGAACATTGCCGAATGGCAGGTATGGCAGGACGCGCAGTTCATGCCGCACGCGCTGGATTGGCTGGCGCCCTGCGTCAGTATTTCGCCCTGCGGCTTGGTGCTGATCCAGAAGAAGACAGAACCTGCGAAGCGTTTTCCCGAAAAGCTCCCGGTCTGGCTGACCGACACCAAACGCGCCAACTACGGAATGATCGGCCGCCGTTTCGTGTGCCACGATTACGGCACCCATCTGATGTGCAACTCCGGGCTCTCGAAGAGGCTTCGCAAAGTGGAGTGGTGGGACGAATGACCTTGAACCTGGAAGATGGCACTGGCGTTGCTGACGCCGACAGCTATGTAGCGCTGGCCGGCTACCAAGTCTATGGCGCCGCCCGGGGCTGGGTTCTGGAAACGGATGATGCCGCGAATGAGGTCAATCTTCGCCGCGCCTTCGACGCGCTGAACCGCAATTGGATGTACCTCGGGAAGCCAGTGCAGGTGGATCAGGCAGGAGCATTCCCGCGCTTTCTGTGGGAAGGCATTCCGAAGGCAATCATTAGTGCCCAATGTGAATTGGCCTTTCTGATCCAGGGCGGCCTGGATCCCTTTGCCACCGGCGACGGCAGCACATCGGAAATCATCAAGATTGGCCCTATCACCATCGGCGGCGACACCCTGCCGACGGATGCCGGCCGTATCAAAGCCGTTGAGGGGCTGCTGCGCCCGTTCCTGGGTTCTGGCCCGGGTTTTGTGAGGATGATCCGCGGATGAGCACGATCCGGCAGAAAGTCACTGCGGTATTTGACAAGATTGCTGCCCAGCAGCCGGACGCGATCCAAACCGGAACCATCCAGCGTCCTGCGCCAGTTGCTGGAGGCGGCCCGTCTGATGCGTCCGGCGGATCGCCCGGACCGGCGCCGGCGCCCATTCCAGCGCGGATGGCGGTGTTTGAGATCGGCCCCGGCAGGATTGACGGAACCAATATCCTAGCGGGTGACCTGCAGGTGATCATTGAACCCGTCAGCATTGAGATTACAGCGTCGGACAAGGTTGTCTGCGACCGCGGCACGCTGACAATCGAGAAGCTGGGCCGGGTGGCTCCGGGCGGTGAAACTGTGCTTTACGACATGATCTGCCGGGGTTCGCGCTGATGAGATTCGGAGATCAGATCGCTGCCTTTGCGGAGAAGACGGAGCACAAGATGGATCTGGCCTTCCGCAAGATCGCCTTGGGGATGTTCAGCCAGGTTATCATGAACACGCCCGTTGATAGCGGCCGGGCCCGGGCAAACTGGCAGGTTGCAATTGGCAGCGTTCCAGACGGCGTGCTGACGCTGGAAGACAAGAGCGGGTCCGCCACGATCAGCGCAGCGGATGCCTCGGCAGCAGGATTGAAAGCTGGCGATGTGATCTATCTCGCCAATAATCTGCCATATATCCAGCGGCTTGAGGACGGCTACTCCGGCCAGGCGCCAGCGGGCATGGTCGGCCTCACCGTTCAGCAATTCCAGCAGATCGCCGCGCAGGTTAGCTTTGAATTGGTGCAGGTATGAGCAATCCAGAGAGCGATATTCACGCCGCCCTGATGGCGCGGGCGCAGGTTGTTGAGGCGGCTTTGCCGTACCCCTTCCTCTGGCCGCAGAATGGCGGAGATCTGCCTGAAGCCGAGCACATCCGCGTCTCTTATGTGCCGAATGACAATGTGCCTCTGGACCTGTGCTCTGACGTGATGGACCGGAAGGGCTTTCTTTACCTGACGCTTGTTTCCCACCTCGGCCAGTATGAAGTGGTGACCAGGCGCAAAGCGGGTGAGATTGCCGCCTATTTCCGGCGCGGCCAGCGGCTTCAGCAAAACTCGACCAAAGTTACTATCACCGGCCACACTGTGAGGCCGGGGCGGCAGGAGGGCGGCCGTTGGGAAACGCCCATTCGCATCAGCTATTGGAGCATGGCATGACAACCAGAAAAACACCCTCGCAAAGCTCTTCGGCGTCCCAAAAACAGCCGCTCGTGCAGAAAGTGACCTTAGTGAACGGTCACCGCCGGAATGGCGCCATTGGCGCAACGGCGACAGTGCCCGAAAACGAAACGGGCCCCTGGCTTGAAAAGGGCTGGAAACACTCTGGCGGTACCTCGAGCCGCAACGGCTAACCCCCACCCGCTCGCGGGGTAAAGCGGGCAATCCCGACAATCTGAACTGAAACAGCCCCGTCAGCGGGGTCTTTATGCATGGAGAATTGCTATGCCTCGTAACCATCTGAACACACTGCTCTATGTTTCGAGCTCAATTCCGGCAACGAATGACGCCGCCGGTTTTAGTGCCATCGACGGCACCTTTGTTCTTGTCAAAGGCCTGCAGGGCTTCCCGACCTTCGGCGTCGCCCACAGCAAGGACAAGATCTCGGATATTTCCAAAGGGGTGAAGGAAACCGTCAAGGGCATCGCAGAATTCAAGGACAGCACCTTTGCAGTGGTTGAACCTGATGCAGGGACTGATCCCGGACAGGTCCTGCTGGAGCAAATCGCCCGCGATCCCCGCGGCCTTTGCTCGTTCAAGATCATTGATGCGAGCGGCGCCAAGGGGGCGGATGGCTATCCGACCGCGGAATCCGGCGACGTTGTTGAATACGCCCAGGGTGTCCTGAGCGATTTCGACAAGAATGAAGCGACGGACAGCAGCCATGCCGGTGCCAAGGTGATGTTCTCGCAGAACCAAATCGAGGTCACGACCGCCGTCGCCTAATCCCGGCCGGGATAGGGGCGGGCAGCGTTCGTGGTCGCGCCCGCCCCGCACCATGCAACCACGATTACACCACATCAGAACCACGGAGACTGAACCATGACTGCATTTGCACGCATCAACACACGCCGCGACGCTGAGCAGGGGGCAACCTGGCACGTTGAATTCGACGGCGAGCCGCTGTTTCACAACGAAGAGGCAATCGAGATGGATTTCCTGGGCCTCGAAAGCGATGCTGGCCGCCGCGCTGCCGCGGCGATGGTCCGCAAGCTCGACAAAAAGAGCAAAGGCAAGCGCAAGAGCGCAACCATGAGCGTTCAGGAAATGATCGACGCTGCCGGGGACAGCGAACTGGCCCGCGCCGAGTTCTATTCGAAGCTCTGCACGGGCTGGCGCCGAGTGACCTATATCGAGGATGCCGACATCGACAATCCCGGCGTGCAGCCTGAGCTGATGGAATTCTCGAAAGAGAACGCTCTGAAGCTGTTCAGCACCCGCATCTGGCTGCTGGAAGGGATCGATGGTTTTTTGGCCGACAAGAGCAACTTCACGCGCGAAATCGTGACCAGCTGATCCTGGCCGCTCAGCAGCTGGGGTTTCTGCATAGCGTTGTCGAAGTGCAAAAGTCCGACGGCAGCGTCGATCACGCGGAACCCCTGCGGATCAAGGCTTATCTGGATGCTGGCGAAGAGCCCCCGTTCCCAGAGCTGAGCGAGTACCAGGACCTGATCTGGCGGGCCTTCCTTGAGGTTGGCCCGGCGATGACTGGGGCGATGGGTGAAGTGCCGCTGTCCTGGTCAGAGGCGGATGCATACGCCCGCAACAGCCCCGAAATCACCGGTGCCTGGGAAGTGCAGGCGCTGGTGAAGATGAGCCATGAATACCTCTCCGAGAGACGCAGGGGCGCAGAGGCGCTGACCAAAGCGCCGATGGAGAGGTTGTGAAAAAAGGAAGCAGGCGCCCGGATACCGGTAACGCCTGCTGAGAATATGGGCTCACTACAGAAAGGGGTTAACCTTTAACGGTGGTGTAATCGTTAATGGTTAACGGTGTCCTAACGGTGCTGGGCGTTGATCGAAGAACCCGGCCGGATGAAAGAGCTGATCTGCGCCACGCCAGCGGCCACGATGGGAGGCTGCGCTGGATCAGTTCAAGATCGCGATGCTGGAAACGCTTCAAGCCGTGGCTAGCTGGGGCACTGACACCTCTGTCACGGAACTCATTCAGCAAAACTCCATTTTGTCCTGCAACCTGTGAGGTGGCTGGGCTGTCCGCAATCATGAGGTGGTCATGACCGATTTCGCACGCCTTGGTATTGCTGTCGACTCCGGGCAGGTAGTCCGCGCCCGGGATGAGCTCGGCCGCTTTGTGCAGGCCGGACGCACCGCAACGGTTGCGAATGATAACTTCGCCACTTCCGCGGCACGCAGTGCGGCGGCGGCAGCTGGTGTGACTTCTGCTTTGCGGAGCGCTGTGCGTCAGATGGCTGCCTTTGCCGGGGTAACGGCCAGTGTTCGAGCAGTTGGCGGCGCCGCGGAGTCCTACACCAAGATGACGAACAGCCTGCGCGCTATGGGCATTGAGGCCGGGCAGGCCGCGGGCGTTCTCCAATCCATCGCTGATGTGGCGAACCGGACCCGGGCGCCCTTGGATGCGACTGCTCAGCTTTATCAGCGCATTAGTATCGCGGGCCGGGATCTCGGCGCATCGCAGGCCGATGTGTTGCGTTTCACCGAGAACGTCGGCCTCGCGCTTGCGCAGACGGGAACCTCTTCACAGGAAGCCTCGGGTGCGCTCCTACAGCTGTCACAGGCGATGGCTGGCGGTACGGTGCGGGCGGAAGAATTCAATTCGATCCTGGAGGGGGCATTCCCGATTGCGCAGGCGGCGGCGAATGCAATTGACGGCGCCTCCGGTTCGGTGGGCCGTCTTCGGCAGATGGTAGTAGACGGTGAGATCTCCAGCCGGGAATTCTTCGAGGCCATTCTGAGCCAGACGGACGCGCTTGAGATGGCATTCGAGCAAACCGTTCCTACGGTCTCGCAGGCCTTCGGGGTGCTTGGGAACAACTTCACCATGTTCATCGGCGAGATGGATGCGGCGGCCGGTGTCAGCGGGGCAGTGGCCGAGGCCGTGCTGCTGGTGGCGAACAACCTCAACACCGTGGCCGGCTTTGCGGTTTCGGCCGGGGTTGCTGTTGCGGCGGCCTATGCGCCTGCAATCTATGGCGCTGTGACTGCGACCGGCGCTTGGGTCGCATCGCTGATCACGCTGCGCGGTGCGCTGATCGCGACCGGCGTCGGTGCGCTGGTGGTCGGTGCAGGGTTGCTGATCGGATACTTCCTTGATCTGGTCGAGGCGACGGGCGGCTGGGGGGCCGCAATGCGGGTGCTTGGAACCTTGGCGGATGGTGTGTTCCAAGGCATCACCGAGGCAGCAAAGGCAATCGAGCCAGCATTGGATGCCGTCTGGAGTTACGTCGCCGCTGGATTTCTCAAAATGGTCCGGTCCATTGCCCGCACTTGGACGGATTTTCTGCGCTCCATTGTGCAAGGGGCAAAGAACCTGGATTTTCTGCCAGGTATGGATGCTACGATCCTTGCTCTTAACAATGCGGCCATTGCTGCCGGGAGCGGGGTAAATTCCCTGACCAGCCGTATCGATGGCTACCAGGATGCGGCAGGCGGTGCCTTGAACCGCTCCCGCGCGCTGATCAAAAACGGGTTCAACAAGGCCTCGGCCGCGCTTGCGACCCTTAACCTGGTCATTGAGAAGCATGGCAAGGGGAGCCGGGAGGCCTCTGATGCCGCAGCCACCCTGAATGACGCGCTCAAGGATCTCGAAAAGGGCAGCAAGAAGTCTGGCAAGGGCCTGGATAAGGTCAAGTCGGAGGCCGAGGCATTCGCGGAAGCGATGGAAGAGGCCGCCTACAACACTGAGGATCTGGGTAAGGCGAAAGCCGATATCCTGATCAGCGGCATTGACAGCGTATCGAACGCTTGGGGTGATTTTGTCGCGCGCGGCTTCAGCGACTTCAAGGGCTTCGTGGACAACATCCTAGGAAGCTTTCAGGGCCTGCTGGCGCAGATGATCGCGATGGCGGCCCGGAACCAGATCATGATCGGGCTTGGTTTCGGCGGTGTGACGGGCGGTGCCGTACAAGCGGCAGGCGCCGCGGTTGGCAGAGGCGGCGGCCTCCTGAATCTCGCGGGCGGCGCAGCGAACCTGGTTGGCGGCGGCGGGCTGCTCAGCGGCTTTGCTTCTGGCCTGGGCGGCATTCTCAGCGGCGGCGGCCTTGGCGCCTCCTTCGCAACTCTTGGCGGGTTGGCTGGCGGCAGTGTCGGGCTTTCGGCCGGGGCGTTAGGCGCGGCTCTGCCTGCTCTTGGCATCATCGTTGGCGCAGCCTCACTCCTGAAAAGCGCCTTCTCCCGCAAGTACAAGGGTTCCGGCATCGACGGCACGTTCAGCGGGGACGGCTTCTACGGAGGCGAGTTTGACTACTACAAGGGCGGCCTGTTCCGTTCGGACCGGTGGAACACTCGGGCCATTTCGCCGGAAATGGATGCCGCCCTTGATGCGGCCATGGCGGAGCAGATCGCGAACCTGGAACAGATGGCGGGGGCGCTGGGGCTCAGCTCTGACGGCATCCGGGATGTAACCGGCCAGGAGTTCAAGATCTGGACCAATGGCAAAGATCAGGAGGAGATCCAGGAGGAACTGGAAGCGCAGCTCGGGCTTGTCACCGACCAGATGGCAGAGCTGATCCTGTCTGGGCAGGAAGTGGTTGAAACCGGGGAAACTGCTTCCGAAACCCTGTCGCGCCTGGCGGGCGGGCTGATGGCCGTCAACGACATCATGGATCTGCTCGGCGCAACAGCCTTTCAGACCAGTGTTGCTGGCGGCCAGGTGGCAGCGGATCTGGTTGACGAGTTCGGCGGCGCAGAGCAGATGCAAGCGGCGGCCAATGCCTATTTCTCGGCCTTCTACGCCGAAGCGGAAAAGGCGGAAACACTGCAGCGCCGGGCCATGGAGCAGGTGGAAAGCCAGTTCAACGAGCTGGGCATTGTCATGCCCAAGAGCCGCGCCGAATTCCGGCGGGTGGTTGAGGGCCTCGATCTGACTAGTGAATCGGGCCGGGCGCTTTATGCCGACCTGCTCAACCTGTCCGCTGGCCTGGCGCAGGTTCTGCCGGATGTGCAGCAGTTCACCGCCGCGATGCAGTCCATGGTGAATGACATTGGTGGGGAGCTCGGCCTGCAGATTGATGCTGCGCGTGAGAGGGAGAGGCTCGCGGAGCAGTCGGCCAACCTGTGGTACCGGACGGCAAACACCTTGCGCGACTTCCTGTCCGACCTGCTGAACACCGATCTGACCTCGGCCAGCGCAAGCCAGGCCCTGCGGGTAAACCAGGGCCGGTTTGAGACGGCCTTTGACCTGGCACGCGGCGGGGACGTTGAAGCGGCCCGGGACATTCCGGCGCTGGCAAAGGCCTATCTGGAAAGCGCCCGGTCGAACGCTTCCACCTCGCTTGAGTACCGCAGGATTGCTGCGCAGGTGCAGGGGCAGGTGGGTTTCCTGGCCGGTATCGCCGACCTGGAGGGCGCCAATGATGATGTGTTGCGCGGCCTTTACGAGCAGCAGATCGATGTGCTGACAAACCTGGGCAAGTTCCTGCAGCTGGAGGGGCTGACCGGTGATCAGGTGGCCGAGCTCGGCGATGGCGTGCAGGCTCTCACAGAAAACTGGGACGGCACCGTGGAGGCGTTCCAAACCTCCCTGGGGGCGCTGGAAGATGCCATCAAGAATGCTGAGGCCTTCAGCTATGACGACCTGGTGGGCCGCCTCGATGTGGCCGTGTCTTTGGCGGATGATGCCCCGCGCTGGGTGCAACGGCTGGTCGATAGCGCGGACGCTGGTCTGCGGACCACGCTGGATTTTGTCATCCGCAATGATGAGCTGAGCCCGGCCGACAAGTGGATCGCCACCAATGCCGCCTCTGAACATGTGGCAACGCTGGATTTTGTGCTGCGAAATGACCTTGATAAGCGCACAAAGAAGCTGGCGCTTCAAACCTCCGCCGACTTGCAGCGTAATCTGAATCTGAACCTGATCAGGGATCTGGATGCAGATACCCGCTCCATGGTGCTGACGCGGAACGCAACCCTCACCCGCCGGGTGAACGTGGCTCTCAAAGGGGACAGCGGCAAGACCATCAACAAGCTGAACCGCATCCAAGATCTGATCGGGACCAATGGGTCCGGCAAGCTCACATTTGACGGCGGTATCTCCCTGACCACGGACCAGGCGTTCAAAGGCCTGTCGGACGGGGTGCAGGATCTGGTCAGCCCGATGAACCGTCTGCACGAAATGCTGGGCGAACTGCGGGATGCGGTTGATGCCGACCGCCAGCAGCGCGCTGATGCGATCACGGTTGCGAACGCTCAGGTCCGCGGCCAGGAGCTGGCCGGGGTGCTTGCCGGGCACCAGGGCGATGCTGCAGCGCTTCAGGATCAGCTTGAAGCGATCTACGCCCGCCACTCCATCAAGTACCTGGGCTCCGGGTTTACTCTTGATGACCTCGGGCGCATTGCCGGTCCGCAAGGCGGCATTGAGGCATCAGGCGCGGCAGGGTTCGGCCCGCTGATGGATGACCTCAGGAAGACCTTTGGCGTCAAAGGCGGCACGGTTCGGGAGCTGATCGGCCAGATCATTACCCCGCAAAACGCACTGATCGATAACGGTCTCACCAGCATTGATGATCTGCGGCAGCTAGTCATCGATCACGGCGGAATTCCTGCGTTCGCAAATGGTGGCACCCACCGCGGCGGCTTTGCCCGCGTGGGTGAAAACGACATTGAGCTGGTTGCACCCTCCCGGATCTACAACCCGGCTGACACCAAGGCGATGCTCGACAACCGGGAGGTTGTGAAGGAGCTGGCTGAACTCAGGAAAGAGGTGGCGGCCCTTCGGAAAGACAAGCAGCGCGCCGATTTCCAGAAGCTTCGGGAAGCCCAGGAGATCAAGCGGCTTGCGCAGAAGCAGGATGTTGTTGGCGTCAAAATCCAGGAGGAGCAGGCGTAATGCTGAGGGCAATTGTTCCGGTCACCGTGACGGAGGCCTTGCTGATCAGCACCAATGTGCCGGAAGATGATGGCCCGGAATGGGATGCGGGCACGCCCTACAATCTCGGGGATCGGGTCATCATTTCGGCTGAGCACAAGGTGTTTGAATCCGCCGTTGCCAGCAACTCCGGGGCGGACCCGCTGACGAGCCCGGCGAGCTGGCTTGAGGTCGGCGCAACTAACGGATGGCGGGCCTTTGACCGCCGCCTGTCGGCTCCGACCACCAAGGCGGGCCAGATCAAGTTCGTGGTGGAGCCGGCGTCTCTGGTCCGGGCTGTGGGGCTTGTTGGCGCAAAGGCGGCCTCGGCCACCGTCAAGGTGAGGAACCAGGAAGGCGATACCCTGGTAGAGCGTACCCAGATGCTCGCGGATTACGGCGAGATGATCGATGCGCTGACCATGGTGCTTGTCCCTCCGGACACCCGGGAATTCGCCATCTTCGAGGATATCATCTGCCAGCCGGGCAATCAGATCGAGATCCTGATCGGCGATGGCTCCGGCCAGGCTGAGGTTTCCGAGGTGGTGCTCGGCGATGTGCTCCAGATCGGGACCGCGCTCTATGATACCGAAGTCGGAACCGAGGATTTCAGCGACTTCAACGAGGACCAGTTCGGCAACGTTGACATTGTGGAACGGGGATACCGGGATATCACTGATTTTCCTGTGGCGGTTCAAACCTCCGATGCCGGCCGCATCAAGCGGCGGCTGAACTCCATCCGCGCCCAGTTTGCCCTCTACTATTTCACCACCGGCGGGAATGACTACGGCACCACCGTCTATGGCCGCTATGAAAGGCTTTCCACCGTCCTTTCCGGCCCTTCCACCTCCGATATGAACCTCAAAATTCTGGGAGCTACCTATGGGGCTTGATTTCCCTGTCACTCCGGCCGCGCCGGATCTGAACCAGCCGGACAGTTTCAATCAGCGGGTGCTTGATGCGTTCACATGGTGCTTCCTCACCATGCCGAACTACCTGCAAGGGCTGAGTGCTGCGGATTTCTTCTCCGTCCTCGGGACCGTTTCGCAGAGCGGCGGCAACCCTACCGGCGATTTACTCGAGCGGGGCAGCAACGCAAACGGCGAGTATGTCCGGCTTGCGGACGGCACGCAGATCTGCACGCATCGCCTGGCGGCCGGCACCGGCGGCGACACACGCTGGACGTTTCCCGCCAGCTTCGCCGCGGCACCGCAAGCCTTCGTCACACCGATTTCCGGGCTGGTGCGGATCGGGGTGGTTGCGCCGCCCGCCAGCACCACAAGCTACGTTGACTTCAACTGCCTTGATGGCAGCGGCGCCCGTCAATCCAACAACTGTGCGCTGCTGGCCGCAGGCCGCTGGTTCTAAAGGAGCCCCTCCATGTTCAAGATCAACTGGACCCCGGTTCGCCGGGACGCGGCGCTGGCCGTGGCCAAGCAGGGCAGTGCCCTGGTCATCAATGGCGAGGTGTTTGACTTCACAGCGCTACCGGACGGCGCCTCTCTGCCGCAGGCTGCGGTGGGCTGCGAATGGCTGGCGTCGGATGTGGAGAACGCCGGCGGAGCCGTTTGCCTGACGCTCTGCCTGCCGCACGGCTCTGATGCACCTGAAGAGACGCGGTTCCCGCAGCCGGTTGAGACGGCAGAGGACGGCCCGCTGGCAGGCTTTGAGGGCGAGGAAGTGGAAGCACCGCAGGAGGGCGCCATTGACTGGGCACAGGTTGTCACAGCTGAAGCCAATGCAGCGGCTGCGGCTGCTGTTCTGGCAGCTGAGCGCAAGGCGGAGTGCCGTGCCCGGATCTTCGCGGTGGTGGACCAAACGGCCCAAATGAACCTGGCTGCCGCTGCAGGCGCCGGCGTTCTGGATGATGCACAGATGGCCACTTACCGCGCCGGGCTTGCCTGGATCCACGCCATGCGTGCGGCCAAGACGGACGGAAACTGGCCGGACGTGCCGCCCGGCGTGGCTGAGCTGGCCGGGGAATTCTGAGGACAGGTGATCTCATGAAATTCGAAAGCTTCGGCTCCGCGCTGGCGGGGTTCTTTGGCGTGGCTGGCGGCTGGCTGGCTCAGTACGGAACCAACTGGGCGGTGGTGGTCGTGGCGTTCCTCGGCGTGACGCTGGCGCTGCTGGAGGGGGAAGAACTGCGCTTCCGGCCCGCGGTGGCGGTGGCGGTGTTTAACCTTCTGATCGGCGTTCTGGGCGGCCCCATGGTGGCCCATTGGCTAGAGGCTCGGTTCGAGGTTCAATACCCGGCGCTGACGCTGATCATCGCCTTCCTGGCCGCCTATGTGGCGCATGATGCGTTCAGCCGGTTCCGCGGCCCTGTCATCCTCCTGTTGAGGCGCTTGATGGGGGCGGGCTCATGAACCGCTTCTTCCGAACAAAGACTTGGCGCCGCTTTCGTGTGGCGCTCTCACTGCTGGTTTGGCTCGGCATCCTTGGGGCCGTTCTGGCGCAGCTCTAGCTTCCGAAAGGAAATCCCATGAAATTGCATAGCTATGACGTGCGCTGGCTGCAGCGCGCGCTGAAGACGCTCGGCCTTTACACCGGTGCGATCGATGGCATCGCCGGGCCGAAAACGCAGGCTGCGGTGATCGAATTCAAGCGAGGGCAGGGGCTTCGCGCCCGGTTCTATGTTGGTCCGATCACACTGGAGCGGCTGGCCGCCGCCGCGGAAGAGCTGGCACCGCGCCGGTTCGGCCCGGATACCGCGCCGGAACCACCCTGGCTGGTGGAAATTGGCAAGGTGATGGGCCTGCATGAAGACCGGGACAATGCTGCCCTGCGCGAATGGTTGGCCTCGGATGGCTCCACCCTGGGCGATCCGGCAGTTTATCCATGGTGCGGTGACGCCGCAATCACCGCTCTTGAGCTGGCGCTTCCGGGCGAGCCGCTGCCGGATGGCCTGGAGAGCAATCCGTACTGGGCGCGCAACTTCGCTCATTTCGGGATCGAATGCGGCAAGGTCTATGGCGCCGTGGCCAGCTTTACCCGTGGCAAGGGCGGACACGTCGGCTTCGCGGTTGGCTATGACCCGGTCCGCAACCGGTACCTGATCCGCGGCGGCAATCAGTCCGATTCCGTCCGAGATAGCTGGATAGCCGCAAGCCGCCTGCTGGCCCTGCGCTGGCCCAAGGCGTGGCCGGCTGCCTACCAGCGCCCGCTGCCGCTGCTTGATGCCAGTGGCGCAATTCTCTCCACCAATGAAGCCTGATGAAAGGAAAGAACCATGAACTGGAATGATCTTCTGCCGCTATTCATGCCGTACCTGCTGGAGGCAGTCGGCCTTGTCCTGGCAAGCCTTATCGGCGCAGCTGCCATGGCTGCGAAAAAGCGGTTCGGCATCGAGATCGAGGCCAAGCACCGCGAGGCCCTTCACAGCGCGCTTATGACCGGTTTGCAGGCCGCGCTCAGACACAAGGCGAGCGCCGGAAGAGAGGCGATAATCGAGGCGGCAATCAGCTATGCCGGCAACTCTGTGCCAGACGCCTTGAATGCGCTCAGGCCCGAGAACGCGGTTCTCAGGAACATCGCCAGGGCCAAGCTGGAGCAGATCTTGCCGGAGCCTCAATCCTAACCTGGAACGCCCCAGCGGGCGCCAAAGGTGCCCGCACCACACCTCCCATCAAAAGGATAGACCCATGCCCCCAGCAAATCCCCTTGCCGGGCGCGTCAGCGGCTTTGAGAGCCCGGCAAGACGCCAATTTACAATCACTCCCCAGGACGGTCAGGATTTGTCCACCCGGCCGCGGGTTCTGCGCGTGCTGACGGACGGGGATCTTTCGATCCGCGACGAGGCCGGCACCATCATCACTTACCCTGTCACCGCTGGCGAAACCTTCGGGTTCTCGGCTGTGGGCATCGAGGCAACCGGCACCACGGCAACCGTTGTGGGCTGGTTCTAATGCTGGGGGTCGGCCTTTCTGTGACGGGCGCGGCGATGCGCGGGCGCCGCCGTGCCTTCAGCCCGGCCGCATTGTTTGCTGGTGGTGGCATGGGTAGTTTGCTGGACCTTTCCACGCTGGCCGGTTTGTTTCGGGACATTCACGGCCAACAATTCGTTTCCGGAGCGGGTGACCCTGTGGCGCTGGTGCTGGACGGCAGCCAGGGCATTCGAGTTGCAGAAGGTGTTGTCCCCCTCAGCCAGCGCATCAGCGGCCTAGAAGCTGAGATGGTGGCTAACGGCGTTTTCGATACTTCGGCAAGCTGGACCATGAACAATGGTGCCAGTATCTCCGGTGGCGTCCTGAACCTGTCCGCCGCGAACGACGCGGGAAAACAGAACCTCGCAGGCTCACAGGGCAAGTTCTGCCTGGTCACCTTCGATACCGTGAAGGCTGGCGGAGCGAACCTGAGGATCTACCTCGGTGGTGCCATCGTCTGGGAGGCCAGTTCGCCAACAGGTTTCTATGAGCTAATCCTGCAGGCGGGCACTGTTTCCGATGAGCTGCAGTTCCGCTCTAACGGGTTCTTGGGCTCGGTGGACAACGTATCTGCACGCGTCATCCCGGGCCATCATGCCCTGCAGCCGGTGGATGACGATCACCGGCCCTTGCTAGCACAAGAAGCGGGCGGGGCTTGGTATCTGGTTGATGATCAGGTTGGGGGCTATCTGCAGGTGGAACTTCCGGATCTGGGTAGCGATGCCACCGAATGGTGGGCGGATGAAACCGGCGTCACCATCAACTCCGGCCAAACCATCAATACAGGTGCACGGCTGCTGCCAGGTAGTCCAAAGCTCTATGCGTATGGCGTTATCAATCGGGCGCTCACGGTGGCGGAAACGTCCAGCCTGACCGCCTTTTTGAATACCTAACGGCATTTGGCTTTGAAACTTTTGGTAAAAATTGCGCAAAATTCACTTCATTGTGAGGCGTTAGGTTAATGCGATGAAGTCATGTCGAACTAGATGCTTACATTTAGTGGTGTGGGCTAAAGGACACGCGAATTGTTGAGGTGGCTTCAACTACTAGATTAGTAGTTTCTTTACGACCGGCTCATAGCGTGAGAACAGTCATCGAACATCGAAATCAGTCTGCCGTGTAGTTTTAATAACGTCGGGGCGCGGCAGTTAGGGACTTGAAGAAGTGCGGAGAACTTATTTGGCCGGCTTCTGTCCCACTGTGGCCGCTATGCTCGATGGGGGTTTGCGCTGATCTTCAGGTAGAAACCCAAATGCTATCGTATCGCCCCCTTCAGAAAGTGCCAGGGGGTAAAGTGCTTGCGCGATGGAACTTGGGAGCCATGCGGCTGCAGTTTTCTTCGCGAGGCATGGAAACGCATTGTGTGCGGTGGTTGATTGTTTGCTGGTCTTTAGCTCCGACCCCAAGAAAAGACGCCGAGGAAAATCGAGCTCTATGATCTAGGAGGTCACCCCTCCATTCATCAAAAGCAGCGCAATTGATCCGGGCTTGCGACCGGCAGTGCTCTGCAACTGTAGGAGCTTAGTCATGTGTCCAATAATTCGTTACTACATCGGACCCAACTCTTTGGGGGTAACAACCAAGACGCCAGATCCAGATTTTGTGGACAAGTGGAAACAGGTCAAGGCACGCATTCCTTTTGAAGACCAGCCTGAGGATGAAGAGGACCCCTCTTTCGACGAACCTGCCGACGAGAAGCAAATAGAGGCCTTTTTCGAGAGCCTGGACAACGATATGTTCGCTGGAGTTATGAAATTTCTGACGGACGAGGGGTATGTCGTTGTTCAGCCGGAGGACGCTGAGGTCAGAAACTTCCTCGAAGAAAACGGGTGTAAAACTACTCCCCTCAAGGACTTGGAATGCGAAGTGGTCGACTTCCCAACAGCGGGCACATCTGCTGAAGACGACTAA